GAATAACAGCTATTTATTAAGCAACATTCCTAGTACCGCAGGTTTGGACAACACTTATTCTATTGTTGGCACAAGTATTCCGCAAGATACCTATGTTGATACTGTTATTAATTCAACTAGCTTAAATACTACCCAATTAGCTTCAGCAACATCTGTGGGTGGTACAGTTACCTTTAGCAAGACAATTTACCCCCTGCCACCTGATTACGAAACTATTACCGATAATACTCATTGGGACAAAACTAAACATTGGCAAATGTTAGGCCCTGTTTCTGCACAGCAATGGCAATGGCTTAAATCAGGATATATTTCGACAGGCCCACGGGTTCGTTGGAGAATCTTGGGTAACCAATTTGAGATATGGCCACCATACAGCACCTTAGAATATTTAGGATTTGAGTACCGATCTAAGGGCTGGGTAAGAAGTGCGGCTAACGCTGTTAAGAATAGCTTTACAACTGATACCGACACATCTGTACTAGATGACGCTGTAATCGTATTGCTGACTAAACTTAAATATTTCCAAATCAAATCATTTGACACTACCGCATTGCAACAAGATTACAGCCGTTATTTAAGCGTTGCCAAAGCTAACGATAAAGGATCAGCAACCCTATCCTTTGCACCTGCTCCAAGTGCCGTGCTTATTGGCTGGGCAAACATCCCTGATACTGGTTACGGTAGTTAATCATGGCTGTTCCTAAGAAGTTTACAGCCACCACTACTTCATTAGCTTCCCCAATTGGGGGCTGGAACGCTAGGGATTCGTTAGCTGAAATGCAACCGCTTGATGCGGTGCAACTGGTCAACTTCTTTCCTACCCCTACGGATGTAACTCTTAGAAAAGGGTATTCCAAGGCTTCTATTGGGATTACGGGTAATGTAGAAACCTTGATGAATTACGCAGGGTATGATGGCACAAACACGCTATTTGCTATTGCTGGTGGGGTTATTTACAACGCATCAACTTCTACCGCAACTTCTGTATTTACTGGTCTAACTAACAGCAAGTTTCAGCATTGCATGATTAGCACCGATGGTGGTAACTTTTTAATAGCTGTAAACGGTACAGATCCAGCCATTATTTATGACGGTACACGCTGGTACAAGATGGCTACCACCACTACGGCACAAACCATACTATCTATTACAAGGGGTGGAACAGGTAACCTTACGGCTACCCTAACAACTGCCGCACCGCATGGTCTTGCAACAGGTAATCGGGTTGTTATTAGTGGTGCAACAGAATCAAATTACAACGGTACTTATTCTGTTACGGTAACGGGTGCTAGTGCTTTTACTTACACAATGGCTACCGCACCAGCGGCTAATGCTACTGTAGTTGGAACTTATACCGTTTTAGGCATAACAGGCGTAAGCAGTAGCGTATTTATCAATGTCAATATGTGCCAAAACAGGCTGTTCTTTGTACAAAAAGACAGCATGACATTTTGGTATCTACCCGTGGAATCTATTGGTGGTGCGGCATTAGACTTCCCATTGGGATCAATTGCCCGTTCAGGTGGCTTTTTGCAAGCAATGGGTACATGGACTTTAGACGCAGGTTATGGCGTTGACGATCTAAGTGCTTTTGTAACCAGCATGGGTGAAGTCATTGTTTACAAGGGTACAAACCCTAGCGATTCTAATGCTTGGAGTGAGGTTGGTGTATGGCAAATGGGTCAAACCTTTAGCCGTAGGTGCTTCTTCAAATTTGGTGGTGATTTGCTTTTGCTGACACAAGACGGTCTTGTACCAATGTCTGCCGCCTTGCAATCATCCCGTTTAGATCCCCGTATTAATTTAACCGACAAGATTTATTACGCTGTAAGTCAAGCGGCAACCAGTTACTACGCCCTTTTTGGCTGGCAAATTAACTATTTTGCTAGTGAAAATATGTTAATTTTGAACATACCAAATGGCACAGGGTACGATCAGTATGTAATGCACACGATTACTAAATCATGGGCTAAATTTACAGGAATTAACGCTATTTGCTGGGAAGTATCAGCAGACAATAAGATTTATTTTGGTTCTAGCGGATTTGTTGGTAATTTTTACGCTCAAACTTCAGATGCAGGGGCTAATATTGTTGCAACTGCACAGCAAGCCTACAGCTATTTTGACAGCCGTGGACAGCAAAAACGCTTTACCTTAGTACGCCCTATCCTACAGACCGATAACGGCTTACCAACCGTTTTATGCGGTATTAGCACGGATTTTGACACAGTACCATTAACCAATCAGCTTGCTTTTAACCCTACCATTACCAATATTGGTTTGTGGGATACCGCTAAGTGGGATCAAGCTAACTGGGGTGGCACTTTAACAACCACTAAGTTTTGGCAAGGTGTCAACGGTTTAGGGTTTGCTGGTTCTATCAACTTGAATGTGGCATCACAGGGTATTGAGTTTCATTGGGCATCAACCGACTATGTAATGGAAAAAGGTGGAGTGCTGTAGTGCTATGTTTTGACAAAGATAAATTAGGGCCATTTATCGCTCAAAAGTTAAACATGGTATGGACACCTGAAAATTCAAGCACAATTGGCTGGGTAACAGATGAAATAGAAGCAGTAGTTTGGTATGAGGACTTTAATAAAAAATCGGTAACTTGCCATATTTATCTAGAAAAAGGGTTAAATAGGCAATATTTACATACCATTTTTGATTATCCTTTTGTACAATTAGGGGTAGATAAAATTGTTTGCCCCGTAGTTAGTAGTAACGACAAGTCGGTAGAATTTGTCAAGAAATTGGGGTTTGAGGAACAAGCACGATTACTTGATGTTTTTCCTACAGCGGATTTGTTGTTTTTTGTAATGTCAAAAGACAAATGTAGATTTTTAGGAGAAAGATATGGGAAAGTCAGCTAGTGCTCCACCAGCACCCGATTATACAGCGGCCGCTAAAGAAACTGCGTCAGGAAACCTTGATGCGGCAAGAGCCGCTACTGCGGCAAACCGTGTAAATCAATACACTCCTTATGGCTCGCTTGAATATAAAGTTTCAGGCGAAGATCCATATGGCAATGCCACTTGGTCTGCTACCCAATCGCTTGCTCCTGAACAACAAAAACTATTAGATTATCAAAACCAAGCCAGTTTAGGTCTTGGTGAGTTAACTGGTAAAGGCTTGGGTTATGTTAACAAAATGTTAGAAACCCCGTTTGATACCAGCAAGCTACCGACTACAGGGTTTAATCCTAGCCAAAGCTACCAAGATGCGTATATGCAACGCCTTGCTCCACAAATTGCACAAAGCCAAGAAGCCTTAGATACTAAATTAGCTAACGCTGGTATTCCAATAGGATCTGAAGCATATAAACGAGCACAAATGACGGAAGCACAAAGAGTAAATGATTTGCGTTTAGGTGCTACTACTTCAGGTTTTGGCGTTGGTCAACAAGCCCGTCAATCTGCCCTGCAAGAACAAGCCTACTTGCGTAACGAGCCATTAAACACGCTAAACGCTGTTAGATCAGGAGCACAGGTACAAGGCCCTAGCTTTGTAAACTCTGCTCAACAAGCAAATACCGCTGGGCCTGATATTTTGGGTGCAACACAAATGGGTTACAACGCTAACTTAGCCGCATCCAACGCTCAAAATGCCGCTAATAACCAAATGACACAAGGTTTATTTAGTCTTGGCGGTGCGGCTTTAATGTCAGATATTCGCACCAAAGAAAATATTAAACATATTGCTTGGTTGCCTAATGGTTTACCCGTGTACACATACGAATACAAACCTGAATTTAAAGATCACCCACTAGCAGGTCATGGAACGCACACAGGCGTGATGGCACAAGAAGTTGAGGTTATGTATCCTAATGCTGTAACAACCCTTGAGAACGGCTACAAAGTCGTAGATTACGGACAATTATGAACCCCTATATTTTGCAAGGCCAACCAATGCAGGATCTTGGCGGATTAAGCCCTGTATTTGCAAATTTTGGTCAGCAACAAGCTAACCAACAGGCGGCACTTGCACAGCAAAATCAATTAGCTAACCAAGCTGGTCAAACGCAAGGCGGTGCTGGCGTAAATCAACTTGCTTTAGCAATGATGTTGCGTAAAAAAGACCCAACAAAACCTGCACCTGTATATGATAAAAGCGAAATGATGCCTGATACGCCACAGTATGCAGACCCAGCTTACATGAATGCAGGATACTAATTATGGCTGATATTGGAACTTTAACGCCCGAACAGATGTTGCAACAGCAACAGATATTACGCCAACAAAAGATGGCGGAAATGCTTATGCAAAAAGGCATGGAGCAACCTCAAGGTCAAATGATTAGTGGGCATTATGTTGCCCCTAGCATATTTCAAAATTTAGCTGGTTTAGCCAATACTTATGTTGGTCAGCGTGGTATTGAAAAAGGCGATCAAGCCCAATTAGATTTAGCTAAAGCCATTCGTGGACAAAAAATGGGCGTTTTGGAAAACATTAATTTAGCGTTAGACGCAGGTGATCTGAAAAAAGCACGGGCTATTGCTACAGCTAATCCTGAATATGCTGGTCAATTTGCCGCACCTTTGATTGCTAATGCAATTCCTAAGCAACAAGAATCTAAAGTTGTTGGCAATACTTTGGTTGGCCCTGATGGTAAACCAATTTATACAGCACCTAAAGAATTTGCTCCACACGCACCACAAATGGTTAGTACAGATCAAGGA